CCATACCCGCAGCTCTATTCAATAGCAGCGCCGATCTCGAGGTTGGGTCTTATAATATTGCGACTAATCCGATGGATGGCCGCGCCAGTCATTGCTTTTTGTGCGCCGATGATCTCGAAGACTATTTTATCAAGGCCCTGTTCTGGCATTCCTGTCCCCTGGTGGGGGTTAAACCATAGCAAAAGGATAACGTCAATGACCAACACACCCCAAAAAATAGATAAAGATATCTTACAGGAAAAGATATCGCGTTTGTTGGAGACTAATGGTACAATGCCGGAAACGCAACGCAATCAATTGACCACCTATCTGATCCTGGACATGCGTGAAGATATTAAAAAGGTGATGGAGTTAATACAACGTGTGGAGAAGCTGGAGGCCACAAGTATTGTCGCCTGGATCAAAAAACACCCCAAAATGACGTCCTCGATATGCTGGGCTTTCTTTATCAGCGCCACGTTCTGGTTTATTTTTGTGCATGACATCTTGCCCTGGCTTGTCAACAACCTCAAGATATTATCGGAATTGAGGCTTTGATAACCCCCGCAAGGGGCGTATTCGGAATTACTACCATAATTAAGATATCCTCGAAATTATCGAGGATATCTTATTTCAATCTGTGCCGAACCTCAAACTGCCGTGCCGTGCCGAACCTCAAACTGCCGTGCCGAGCCGCACCGTGACATACCGGGCCGAACCTCGCCCTGTTTTATAAATAAGGCATAATTCATCCATGCCTCGCCCATCCTCGCCACGCTCCACCAGACCAGGCCTTACTCCGCCGAACCGTACTCGACCCCACCATGACATACCCCGCCCTATTTTACAAAATAGGCATAATTCATCCATGCCATACCGCACCAGACCCTACCGGACATAGGCATGCCCCACCGGGCCGAGCCTAGCCCCACCATACCGTACCAAACCCCACCCTATTTTATAAACAAGGCATAATTCATCCTTGCCCCGCCTTGCCAAAACAAACCCCACTCCACCTAGCCTTTCCGCACCTCACCCTGCCCTGCCTAACCATATCCTATTTACAAATCAGGCATAAATTCATCCATGCCTTACCTCGCCGGACCTCGCCTAGCCTCACCGCAGCAGACCTTAACAAACACCACCGCGTCAGACCTCACATCGCCCGACCCTATTTACAAATCAGGCATAATTCATCCATGCCTTACCATACACGGCACCACCAGAACACACCCTACAATACCCCACCGCACCGAACCGCATCGTACCCGACCGAACCCTGCCTTACCAGACATTGCCTCGCCACATTGTACCAAGCCCGACCCCGGCTAACCTGACCGGACACGACCCAATCTCGCCCTGTCGTTGAAGTTACGTCTCCAACTTTGTAACCACAAACCTTCCATATTGCGGACGCCAGTCACCGATCCCGACCTGAGTTCCGGCAGCTTCCAGCCATGCTGTTACCCGCGCCGCATTTACCAGAGTATCCTCGTATTGAAGCGTGATGATTGTACTCCAGTCCTTGAAGATTGGGCGCATACGCTGAACGCTGGATTGACCGATTCGCACCTTGGCGCTAAAGTGAAATTCCTCATCATCCCATAATTCTTTAGCCGTGCGCGGGCCTTCGTAGTCCAGCCTTGAATGTTCCAAGCAGAAACACCCCGACTTGGCTTGCATCCCCTCTTTTGACTTCTTGGCCCCATTGATCACCACCGCATCGACATATAAGACGGGAGAATCGGGCCATTCGCATCCAGATACAGACCCGCCATGAATTCAAGCCGCGCCATTTCCTCATAATCGGATTCGACCTTGTTGCGCTTCGATGAAATCTCCTTGATCGACTTCGACCATTTGTTTAGAGGATCGGCTGTCTGCCCGTTGTGCATTAAGACCGGGGCTGATGCACTCAACTTGTACTGAACCTTTTGCCATGCCATGACACACATCCTTTCGTTCTTGAGAAACATTTATGATAGGCTCAATTTCGTATTCACGCCGTCCATACCTATCTTCACGGATAGCGGAAGTAATTAACTCATGACACCGTGAACATAGCGTCACAAGATCGTACTCAACAGACTCGTTAGGTATTTTTGTATAACTCGATGGGCGATGATGCACCTCCAATTGAAACTGTGTACCATTCTCGTCACATAAGCGGCATTTATACCCATCTAATTCTAAACGGGCTAGACGTTTCTTGCTCCACTCATTTGACGCAATGTATGTTGAATAATCCATTTTGCAAACAAAAGCCCGCCATCTTGCGTTTTGCCGATTTCCTGTCAGAGACACCGGGCGGTTCGCAAAATAGCGGGCCTTTGCTGGCAAAATAAAACCGCCGCTGTCTCTGACAATTTGATTATATCATATAAATATATTTTTGGTGATATAATCTTTATAATACTGGGGAGCAACATTGATATTTGAAAGGAGTCTACTATGATTGCAGTTGCTTATATTTTATTGATTTTGTTTCTCGCCACCGTGGTTGAATCGCTGACGGAGGCACTTTTTGGCGAGCCCCTCTCGACCATCGGCAACCAGACCCTGCTCAAGTGGAAGCCCTACATCCTCCGTTATATCGCTATGGCGGTTGGCGTGGGATTGTCCTTTCACTACACGCTTGACCTGGTATCCCTGACCTGGCAGCTACTGGCCGAACAGTTACAGATGGCGTTACCCGCGATTTCAGCATCCTCTATCGGTTATATTTTGACCGGTCTTGGAATTGGACGCGGTGCGTCGTGGTTGCACCAACTACTCAAAACTATACTGCCGAACCTGGGGGCGCGGCTAGGAGGCACATAAGATGATCCCGCAAGGCAAATTTATGTTTTTGTGGCAATTACGAAACGTTGAGGGCGGAAACCCAATCAAGATCGCCGATACCGCCGTCGCCCTTGGCCTTGCGGGAGTTTCTATCAAGGTCGCGCAAGGGCGGGGCAAATATAATTTGCGTTGGGACGGCAAGCGTTGGATAGATGACATTCTCAGGCCAGCGGTGAATGCTCTGCACCAAGTGGGCTTGAGGGTGCACGGTTGGCAGTGGGTAGACGGAGACGATCCTACCGGCGAGGCCCTATGTATTCTTGACCGCATCCAGCAAATGGGTTTGGACGGGCTTGAGGTAGACGCGGAGGGCACGTATAAGGGCAAACCCAAGTCGGCGCGCATCTACATGAGCATACTCAAAGATAACGTACCCTCCGGGTTCCATATCGGTCTAACCAGCTACCGCTATCCCACACTGCATCCTGAATTTCCGTGGCAAGCGTTTTGCCAGTATGCAGATTACCACATGCCACAGATTTACTGGAATCCACCCTACCCCCCCAATTATGGGCCTGCGCCTGAGCTGAACCGGTCCGTAATGGAATTACGCGCGGTCAAGGACTTGCCGATTATACCCGCTGGCCGCACCTATATCGGGGACGGACATCCTGATCCCACTCCCGCCGAAATGAACGAATTCATGCAACGATGCAAGGATTTAGAATTACCTGGTTTCAGTTTTTGGGCGTATGATTTTCTGTATCTACATGCGAATGGCAAGGCCCGCTCCGACGCAATTGCCGCGTTTCAATGGGGCGTTATTTCCCCTCCCCCGCCTGTTCCCCTTACACTTGAGGAGCGAGTACGGGATTTAGAAATCCGAGTTACCAATCTGGGCGGTTGATATGCATAACATTTTCGGGCGCTCGTTTTGGATAGGCTCGGAGGCCGAGAGATCGGCCTTTGAACCTACCCTTATCGGCACGCGCTTTTATACTGAGGATACTGACAGTCTCTATATCTGGGACGCGGGTTGGGTATTGATTGGACCCAGCGGGGGCGGGGGCGGTACGCCTTCAGGCACAGTTGTCTCCGAGATAAGCTACGGCCAATCGCCAACCGCGGGAATAGCCGCAACTTTCCAACGCGGAGACCATACCCACGGTACTCCCCCTCTCCCTACCATTGACCACGCGGACTTAACCGGAGTTACAGCGACTCAGCACCACACCAACGCCAATGACCCTGTGGCAGGTGAAAAGGCAGCGCTTGCGGGCACAAGCGGGACGCCGGGGAGTGGAAATAAATATGTTACCGATGCCGACAGCCGCAACACCAACGCCCGCACGCCTACGGCTCATGGACATCCTGAATCGGAAATAACGAATCTAGTAACGGATCTGGCTGGGAAAGAACCCGCTAACAGCAATATTCAGACGCACATCGCCAGCACGGCCAACCCGCACTCGACCACCGCCGCACAAGTGGGAGCGCTTGCGACTACGGCATTTGTCGGGCTGAGTAAAATAACGGTCGCCAGTAGCGCACCGGGATCACCGTCTACAAATGACTTATGGTGTGACATCAGCTAGGAGTTATTATGGCAATCGCATCCAATGACAACTATATCGCATCGGTAAAGCAATACATTACCTGGTTCAAAACTGCCTCCCGCACTGCGGTAGCGGCAATCCCGTTTACAAATTTCGATCAGGCCGGTGTTCCTGGGGCGGGCACATTAGCCGTGGGCAATACCGCCAATGGGATTGTACCTACCGATACATTGGCCGGATACCCACTGATCAACACTATCAGCGGAACCGGCTATCTGGGTAAGATCGATTTCGGCTGGACGGTTGTGGGGCGCTTGCATCTATACGATTGCCTGTTTAGCGCGGGCGCGTATACATTCAATGCGGACGTAACCCTGACGAGTCAACCGTCATTTGCCGGACGCGTACCAGGCGGCAACTATAATGGCTTGGAGTTGTGGCTCGAGGCGGTGACGGCCTTTACTGGCAGCCAGACTTGCCAGATCAACTATCTCGATCAGGGTGGGGCGGCTGGCGATACCGGCGCTATTGCGACCGCGGTTGCGCCTATCATCGGTCGCAAGTTCCGTATGCCCCTCGCGGCAGGCGATAGCGGTATCTCGCAACTGGTACGGGTGCGCAGCTCAGTCTCTACAGTTGGCACTTTCAATGTGCATATCATGCGCCCGCTCTGGACTGGTCGCGTCATCGTGGCAAACGGCGGTGATACTCGCGATTATCTAAGCACCGGACTTAAGCAGATTTATGACACATCGGCATTGCGGGTGATAGTACAGCCTGATTCAACCGCAACTGCCCTGCCGCAACTTTATATTCAGGTGTGCGATGGCTAGTAGTTTATTTCGGCATACGCCACGATTGACGCTCTCGGATATGATCGATAAAGGGGGCGTCAGTCAACTGGTGGCTGACGATTTCTTCGAGACTGGAACAGGCCCGACATATGATGGAGTATTACGGCGCTGGAACGGGGCAAGCTGGGTAAAGGCAAAGTTGCGGCGTTGGACGGGCGCGGTTTGGGCAGATGCAGTTTTGAAATTTTGGGACGGATCGCAATGGGGATTGGTGGATACGACAGGAGTATAAAAAGCCCCTCGTGATGAGGGGCTTTCGTTTCGGCGTGGTTTTGTTTTCAGTCTGCTTTGAATGCGTCCGCGATCTCATTGCGAATAATGCGGCGAAGGCGGGTTTCGTCAATTTCATTCAATATAGGTTTCTGCTGGCCGTCTTCACGCCTTACAATTTTCAGGATAACTTCATCTTCCCATTCAGGCAGGTGATCCGGTTTGGTAATGGTATTTGCCGCTTTTTCAAGCTCTTGTCTGTGGTGAAGCAGATCATAACGGAATCTGGAATACATGCAGGAAAAACATGCCATTCCATCGTAATCGTTCCATAACGCCCGCAGCGCCCGTTTCATGGCCTGTTTCGCGTGTGGATAATAATCATCGGAAATGGGGTCTTGGGGATGCCGCACCGTCATGCCGGCGTAGAATGCCAGCGGTTGCGATTGGGTAATGCGGCAAGTTATGACCTCGCGCAAGCCCTGATCTCGTAGGACTTGCAAGGTATCGACGGCGAAGGCGATGTAATAGGTTTTGCCGTCAAATTCGGTTTCGAAAGCGGGAACGCTGGATAGTTTCATGTTTCTCCTTATTCGTAAATCCAACGCAAAAAACCCTTGCGCTGGCTCCGATTTTTGGCCCACCGCCCCCGGTCGTCATATTCGCAGATTTCGGCGACGGTCAATAACTGGCACGGCATTGCCGTATTGCCACTAAAGCCTACAAAACTCATGACGCCGGTGTTCGCGATAACCCGCGCCAGTTCCAGGGGCTGCGAAACGTCACCTTTGAGATAGGCGAGAACCGCGTCATACTCGCCCTGTTGCCATAAAACAGGCGCTTTGGATCCGTGCATATCCGTCAATTTCTCGCCGGTTGTGAGCGTAACTTCGTGAACCTTGCCTGCCACACCCGATCCCGCCAATGCTTTATCAAGCCCCAGGAAGTGGCCGCGCTGCGCATAAACCAAAAACATCATATCGACGTGATTTAAGGCCAGCTCGGCGCATTCCTTAGCCATCTCGCTTTCGATGGCTAAGACCTGAAAATCGAATTGCGCCCCGTTCCATGTCAGCAGGGTTTGGTGCTTGGCGATATCCTGTAAATCCTTGACCATAGCCCGGGCGGCGTGGCGGTCAAGGCATGGGCGCGGTGTTGACCAGAACTGGGTGTAATCGTCACAGGCTACCGCCGCGCAGGAGATGCCCAATGGGGTCTCTGCCAGCCAGTTGTTCATGTTCGTGACGGATTTATAGATTTCGAGATCGAAGGCAGCGTATTTGCAAGATTTGATTTCGGGGAGCATGGTTATTCCTTTCTAGGTTTGAGTAGGGTTCAGGTTCAAATATTACGGAGGCTACAGCTGGGCTCGCCCTCTTTGCGGAAGGCAACGATTTCGGGATGGGCTATCATGAAGCCATCCAGGCCCTTGTTGTCCCAAGACACGCGCCCTTTCATGAAAATGGCGTGTAGATACGCGCCTTTGACGGACTGGCCGTGACTGATTATTGCCTGTTTGATCTCGCCCTCAAAGTTGGAGGATTTCTCGCTTGCCGTCGCAACTTTCTCAACAAACTCAGCTTCAATATCCGCTATTTTGGCCTTAATATCAAATGGGATAACGAGATCAATAAGTTCCTGTTTCTGGAGAGTCAGGGCATCGCAGGCAGCGCGTAAGTTTACAAGTTCGTCAAGCTTTGATTTTATTTCGTGTTCGTCCATGATATTTCCTTTCCGTTTTTAGGCACAATTTTGAAAGCATAGTTACCCTGGAAGGGCCAGGGCGTGGCGGCGGCAAAGTCCTCGCGCTTGTAGATCACGAATAGCGCCGCCTCCCCCGCCAGGCTTGCGCGCTCGGTCATGACCCGCGCCGGGCCTATGGTGGTCTGTATAATAAGGGGTGTGGAGGCGGGAAGACCCGCCTCCGTTAGTTTGGTGTCGGTCATTGCGATTGCTGAAATTCTTGGGTGCTTTTCAGCACATCTTCGAAGGCAGCACGTGCTTTCTCGCCTTCAAGTTCTGGCACGAAGTTTTCAAGGATATGATCAAACGCCGCGTCTACGGCGAAGCGTGAAAATTTGGTTGAGACATCAGCGGCGCGCACAGCGGCAACGGTCTCTTGCAGGCTGGTTGTTACCCTGTCCTTGACCAGCTTGTCCAGCTCGTCCAGGCGGGCTTTGAGGGCCTTGATATCTCCCCGCTCCTCGGGAGCGATATCGGCCCACATCGACACCTTTTTGGATGCGCTTTCGTAAGGCCGGTGTTTAGAGATGGTTTCGAGATTGATCTTGCGCTCGTACTCGATACAGACTAGTTTGACTTGAGCCGTATTGAGTTCGGGCAGCGGGGCGGCTTCCACTTCTGATTCCAGAGCGGTGGTTGTTTTCTTGGTCATGGGTCACCGCCTAGAAAGGCACTGTATCTTCGGGCGGATAGTTGTCGGGGGGCTGCATTGGCCCCGTCTCTTTGCCTTCTGCCTGTGCGTCCTCGCGCTCGTTCCAGTACTCGGCCCAGGCCAGGGAGAGCTGGCGGTACTCCGCACACTGCGCCATTAAGTCGGACCCGATAAAGCGCTTCGCCACAAACTCAGGCAGAGGAATCTTGTCATCGAGCAAGTAGAATTCGCAGGGCGTGATCGGGCTGGTGTTTGCGCCCTTGCCGCGTTGTTCGGTGTAGATGTCGGCACGCATGGTTCCAAGCGTGACCCAATGCGCCCAGATCGGGAACTTGTCGTGATCGGTGATGACCGGGGCGATCTTGCGCTTCCACTGCGACAGGGCGATGATCACGGCCAGACCCGAGAACGAGGAGCCGGTGAGCAGGACCAAGCCCCAGGGCGTGAAGGTCTTGGTCTTGGGATCGGGCGCGGCAGCGTAAGCCAGGATTTGGTGTGCGCTGTACTTGCGCCCCTGGTCGTTGGTGAACCAGCCCACCCGCTTGAGAAATGGCGCAACCGTGACCTGGCGTGAAGCTAACACCTCATAGGCTTTGCCTTGGCGGTTCTTCATGGTCAATGCCTTGAAGCCCGCGGGTATGTCATTGCCCATTGCGGCCAGCGCTTCCTCGGCCTTTACCTTATCAGCGCACCAGCCGCCGTAGTAAGCCACGCCCTGCTCAGGAGCGTGGGCGGAGCTGCCATTCTTCCAGTACACACGGAATACAGGGAAGTCGAGCTCGACCGTGCCGGTGGTGGAGAAGGGATCGTACTTGTTGGATAAGTTATTGGTAGACATTTGAAATTCCTTTTTTGTGAAAGTTAGTAATAGGATAGGATTATTGGGTGTCGGTGTTGAGCAATATCGATATCGCCGTTCTCATGGCCTCGGCGTAAGTCAGGCTTCGTGCTTCTCGCAATGCCTTGAAAGCGTCGTGTTGGGCCCGAGTTGTGCGCCAGGGGCCTAAAGAACAACTGTAGGGCAGTTCCTCCTTTCCTTCGTAGTCGGGGCTTTCCAATAGCAGGGCAACGGCTGCGCGCAGGCCCTGCGTCAGATTCCAGCGTCTGCCAATGCAGTATTCGTCAAAGCTGGTGTACTGGGTATCATTGGTGAAGAAGCTGCCGTGGCGGCACTCATATTTAGGGCGGGCCTGCTTTTGCAGCTTGATGTCCAGGCGCAGGATGATGGCAGACACACGCGCCCGGCTCAGGCCGTATTGGTAGGCGATCTCAGTCAATACGCCATAAGAGCGGCTGCAAGCGTTGGCGGCGTCATAAATTGCGAGGTTGCGGGCTTCGTAGGTCATGCTACCATCCCAATTCTGGGTCGGGCTTGCGCAATTCTAATAGCGAATCAGTCTTTTCAATAATATCTTGCGAGGCGGGATCGAGTTTGCTTTCTGGCATATAATATTCGTGAGCATGTTCAAGCGCATTAATACGGCTATCAAAAGAAAGCAGGAGTTGTTCTTTCTCGCCCCCATTGAGATAATGAATTCTGGCGGCTGCGTCTTCGCGATGACTGTGATCACTTTCGCCATGCCAGGAGCCATCGGGGGCATAAAATCCCACCGTCCAAAGTTCTGATTCAGTTTGAATGTAAACCCACATATTGAGTCCTTTCTAAACTATCTCTGCCCGGTGGTCGCAGATTCTGAACTTGCGACCCCGAGCCTTAGCCGCCACTACCAAGTTAGCCTCAGGGTAATCGCGCTTGTAGGCCTCGATCTGGCCTGGGATGGCGAAGATGTGCTCAATCCATTTCGAGCGCGTATACTGCTCGGCCAGGTTGATTTCGTCCGACGTGTGTTGAGTCCAGTACTTGCCGCCGAGTCGTTCGGTATTGGCCTTTGCTTGTAGTTCCCGCCCCTTACGCTCCTCCACGATTCTGACCAAAATCATGAGGGCGATCATGTGTTTACACTGAAATTCAGGATGCCGGTTGTGGTCGGGGCAGGAACATGATTTCAGGGTCGTGGCGTAGTCGTTGCGCTCCAGGCGTTGCAGCCAACCCAGGCTGTTGCGAACCCGCTGCTCATTGAGTTTGCCCTGGTGTGCGCTGGCGATGGCCTTATTGAACCAGCGCCAGATTTCGGGCTTGGTCGGATGTACGGTTTCGGGGGTGAGGCGGGTCAACATTGTGCATTTCCTTTCTATCTAAATTGTAGCACAATCATAGTACAATGTCAATAGGCAATTATGCCATATCTCCAAACGCGTCATCGTCGGCATAATTTTCGTACTCGCCGTAAGCTTCAGAATCAAGGCTGAACCAGGTCACATTATCCAGCACCCAGCTCATGTACTCGATGTCGTGGGCGATCACCCACCGCACGGTTTCGTCCTTGTATTTCCCGAATCCCATGCGGTCGCTGAGGCGGCGGGGCTTATTGTGAGACAATGGATCATTGGTCATTTCAGTACTTCCCATAAGCGGCCAGCTCCAGCAGCAGCTTATTTTTCTGAGCTTGCACGGCGCTGTGCTTGACCAATTCGATGTCTGCGCGCGCCCGGGGCCAGGCCTCGTCCAGGACTTGCGTCCAGACACCGGGGATAAACAGATTTTCTTCGGCAGCCCGGTCATTGGCCCAATTCAAAAGACGGTCCCCCATAAACGGCCGGCGGTCGTTGCTAGCGCTGATGATGAGACGCTCCTTGATGCGCCATTCATTGGCTTTGGTGTCATAGACATCGATATAGCGATAGTAAGCAATCTTGACGAATGCCCCCAGGGCTGCAGGGTGAGGGGCCGCATAGCACCAGCATTCCCAGGACTCACGACGCCTGAGCCTGAATGCTTCGCCGAGATGGATAGCGACAAGCGAGGCCTGTAAATAGCGGTTCTGAACTAGACCGGCCAACGCCCATTCAACTTTTTGGGTCTGCAATTCGGATAGGGATAGTTCTGAGAGTTCCATGTTATTTCCTTTCTATTCGGATAATATTGGTTTGGTATTGGCGATTTTCGCCAATCGCTGTTCTTTCAAGAAATGCCGCATCACAATGATGTAAACAGCCTTTCTGGTTTCAGGCGTCTGCCGCAGCGACCACCGCAGCAATTGTTTTTCGTCCTCGATCCCGCCCTCTTTGAAACAGCGCAGTAGGGCTTGAGCGGCGGTTCTGGCTTCGGGGTCAACGATCTTGCCGTTCTCTATGATGGTTGCCATACCTGGATGTGCTCCACGTCTTTCCAGAGTATGATGGCGGTTACGGGGATGTCGCCGTCAAAGTGAATGCTTACGCCCGAGCGCAGTATGCCCAGCACAACGCCGTAGTCACTGGGGTCGTTATCGTACATCAATTCCTGGCCGGGCTTGAGGCGGCGGGCCTGCTGTATAGTCATTAGAACCTCAATTCCTGAATGCGGTTGACTACGACATTGCATTGAACGGGGTCGCCGTTTTCGTTGAAATGTTCCGCGATCCCGTAAACGTAGGCCTGGCGCTCAACCTCGGCGATCCAGGCTATGGCCTGTGAAGACGTGAGCATATTTTGATGGGTGGGTACAGAGAAAATATTGTGTCCGCCCTCAAGCCAACACTCAAAAACGCGGTTATTGGGCTGGCTGTCTTCGGTTTCTTTGATATGCATATCCGCGGTGTAGGTTTTGGTTTCCATGTCAATTTCCTTTCTGAATTATTGTACATAGTATAGCACAGCTATAGTACAATGTCAATAAGCAATATTGAGATTGGGAGTTGACAAGTGATGAAAAATAATATAAGATAATGGTAGTTACATCATAAATCGCTGGCAGAACAAAATACCAGCAAGGGCCGTGGCAAGCCCAATCAGACAGAATAATAAGCCGCTTCTTTTGGGCTTGTGGTCTTAACCTATCTGTCTAGGTAATCGCCACAGGCCGCAGGTCCAAAAGAAGCGGTTTGTTTTATCTGAGAAACAATAAGGAGCGCCATGACTAAAAGCCTAAAGATTGTCTTCAACGACCCCATCACAACCGAGCTCGAAAATGAATTGGTGGATGTAATACTGGCCTGGGTCGAGGCCCACGATCTGACCGTCGCTATTATTCCGAGCGAAGAATCCGAAAGCGAGGAGGCCGGCGATGTCCAAGAAAACCAGTAGTTATTACATCGGCGTTGCCCGCAAGAGCGGCTTCAGCATCCGCGAGGGCGGCAGCCACACCAAGATTTATGCCCCCGGCTCAGGGCGTCCGATGGTGATACCCCGGCACCGCGATCTGTCACCGGGTGTGGAACACGCTATTGTAAAATGGCTTTTGAAGATGGGCGTGATATTGGGGATAATGCTGGCGATGTGCCGCATTACGGGTGCGTTATGACAAAACACGATGTTTACGAGGCCTTGAGAAATGCCGGTATCAGGCTTGGGTCTAAGTCCTGGATTGATTACGAAAAGTGCAAGCAGTTATTGTTAAGCGATGGCGTGACACCGGAGCAGTACCAGGTCATTCTCCACGCCATTGTAGAGTATGTGGGGGTTTAAGGTGGACGGCATATTTTCTAAATTAAGATTGATTGTTCTGGCCTGGCAAATCAAGCGATTACAGCGGGAGCGAAATCGATTGAGAAAGGCATTATTCTATGATTGACACCGAAGCCCTGCGCAAAAATATCGACCTCCGCCAGACCATCGAGAAGATAAGCGGAGCAGCGGGGGGTAATACAAAGCGGCTTTACTGCCCCATATGTCAGGTTGGCAAGCGCACGATCCCCGCCCTCTCGATTAGAGACGATTATTATTTTTGTTTTGGGTGCGGGGCCAAGGGTGACGCAATTGACCTGATTCAGGCTTTGCATCACCTTTCATTTATTGAAGCCTGCAAATACCTGGGTTGGGACGGACGCCCCGGCGATGATGCCGATATCGAGAAAATAAAGGCGGAGCGCATTATCGGCCAAGAACTGGCCGAGGGGCAACGCCTGGCCCAACTCGATATAATGCTGTCCGAGTTTACAGCGGACGAGATCTGGATGGCGTATCAGCGCCGCCTCGACGAAGATTCGAGGCAGTGGTGGCGTAACCAGGGCGTGCCCGATGACTGGCAAAATTACCTCAGATTGGGATACACCAACGATAAAGCCTATTACGATAAAGGCGGGAACTTATGCCATAGCCCCGCTTTTACGATTCCATACTTCCATGCGGGCTGGCAGTTTCAGAACATGCAGTACCGCCTCGTCGATCCCGCCAATCCTAAAGACCGTTACCGATTCCAGCCCGGACTCAGAACCACGTATTACATGACCGAGCCCAGCCAATCCATGCAGGACTGCGCCGTTATTTGCGAGGGCGCTAAGAAGGCGATGGTTGCTAATATCATGGGCGATACCGGCGACAAAGTTTCGGTGTTGGGAGTGCCATCCAAAACCGACAGCGGGGGCGTGGCCGAGGCTGTAAAAGACTGCCGGCATGTCTGGATTGCGTTGGACCCCGATGCCTGGGATAGGCCCGCCAACGCAAGCTCGGATTGGCTGCCTGCCCCAGTTAAGTTGGCGCAACAGATCGGGAAGGCGGCGCGGGTGGTGCGGTTGCCTGCCAAGTCAGACGATATGTTTTTGCAGTACGGCATGAGCTGCGACGAATGGAAATCGGCATTGAAGGCGGCGGGGCGGGCGGGATGATTTACCGTGTCGTGGTTTCCTTAATGCGGTGGTATAATAAAAGCGTCACAGAAAACAGCGCTTTTTATTTGCCAATAGAGGCCCCTTATCCTGCAAGCGTCTGTTTCTGTGACAAGAACTGGCAAGGCAGGATGAGGGGCTTCTGTTTAGGAGCATCATGAGCGTAAAAATTATGACCCTGGTTTTTGAAGCCTCTATACCTGATCTAAAGTATACAAAAAAAGATAAAAAAAGGATAGCAAAAGCATCTACAATAAAACTTTTGCTTTTGGCCTATGCAGATCACGCCAACGACGAGGGGGAGGCTGCCTATCCAGGCTATACTCGCCTCGAACTAAAAACAGCATTAAGCCGGCAAGGAATATCCGATACACTAGAAGCCATTCGCCAACATGGTTTTATGGTTCATAAAGGGAAAAGCAAGCGCCATACCGGGATATATGAATTCAATATCAAAATGCTAGAAGCTCTAGTCAAGCCCCTTGACCGGTCAAGCCACTTGACTAGTACTAGTCAAGCCACTTTACCAGTACCGGTCAAGCCACTTGACTTAAATCATCCTTTAACCATCCTTGAATCATCCTCTTATGGCGAAAAAGAACTCGCCATTGAAAAGCCTTCTGAGAAGGCAAACGGCAAACGAGATGTTAAGGCTGATCTTCTCCCCTCTACGGAGGGAGGAAAGTTAATTATGCTTAAGCTCACACAAGAGCAGAACGCGAAGGGGCGGGGGGCGGTCAAATACTTCGAGTCGCTGGCGCAAAAGCAAACCCTGGAGGCGGCTGAGGCCAGGCTAGGGCAGGCTGAATTCGAGAAGGCGCTGCAAAAGGCTTTAGAGACTGGGATCACGCAGAGGGCGCGTATAGTCAATTACATCGTGAAGTGGAACCCCAACCGAACCTGGACGCAGCCCACGCTTGACAACGGGCAGCCGTGTCTAATCAGAGCGAGGGACTAAATGGATACGATGAAAAATGTTTTTGACCCCGGCATGGTCAGCCAGGCCACGGTTCAGCTTTTACAGGATCGCAAGCTCAGGCTGGGCGAGAGCATCAAGACCGGGATCGCCGACCTGGACGAAGTCCTAAACCCGTTGCGCCCAGGTGAGCTTATTGTGGTGTTAGGCTATACCCGCAACTACAAGAGCGGACTCATGAATTTTATCAGTCGCTATCACGCGATGCGTCTGCGCGATGCGGGGGCCATGAATCAGGCCGTGATTACCTTCACCTGGGAGCAGTCTATCGAGGAGCAGGGGATCATCGATATTGCCCAGCTCACCAGCCTTGACTCCAACAGGATGATGCGGGGTCAGCTCAGCGAGGACGAATGGAATCTTTTACTTTTAGGCGCGATGCGGCGTGGTACTCTGCCGTGGTGGCTGGTGGGGCATAGCGCCTGCATCAACGAGAGACGGCCTCGCCTGAATATGTCGGAGGTCGCGGAAGTGCTGGCCTGGATCGTGGATTACCAGGAGATCGAGCCTGTGCTGGTGGTGCTTGACTATTTGCAGCGCATCAAGCGTGAGCGTGGTGATACCTTGCGCGAGCAGTTCATAGCGATTGTCGATCAGGCTAAAGACCTGGCGTTAGCGTTTCACTGCCCCGTTATTTTGGGCAGCCAGGCGGGGCGAACGGTGGTCAATACGCCGTCGCGGACGTGGCGGCTTCCGCACGTGGATGAAGGGCAGGAATGTTTAGCCGGAGATGTTGTTTTGGTTAATGCCAAAACGGGAGATACTAAATCTGTCCGAGAATGGCACGAAAAAGGGAGCGATCTTTACTTACATACTATGCAGGAAAATTGGCATTTTTGTGTTCAGAAATCTTGGCCTATAAGATTAGCGGCAATTCAAGATATTTATAAGATTTTGACAAAGGATAATAAGTTTATTCGTGTATCCGGGAATCATCCTTTTTATACGCCTCAGGGATGGAAAAAAGCTGATCGGCTAAAATCTGGGGATTATGTAGCTTATGCTCGTTGTTTAGATGTGATTGATGCGAAACAATTAAATAAGAGCCGAGCTCTAATTCTGGGTTTATTACTTGGCGATGGATCGTATACTAATGGTTCTACCCCAACTTTATCGTGTGGGCATAGAAAGGAAATTGGTGATATTGCAGCACGGATTGTTCGTGAAGAATTCAATTTATCTACTACATATAATGTGGCTAAGGATGGGAACATAGAAGTTTATTTTACCGGACCGCAGAATGTTGGACCTGGGAAAAATACTTTAATCGATTGGTTACGAAAAATTGGGCTATATGGGCAGCGACATAATAATGCTGAAATACCCCAATTAGTATTTCAGTCGTCTAATGAATCTATAGCGTCTTTTTTGTGTGGTTTGTACACTGCTGACGGTTGTTATTCTCGGCCCTCCAAAAAAATAACTTCACCGGTTATTTCGTTTTGTTCGGCCAGTATTTTGATGGCTCGACAAGTAGTTGATTTATTATTAAGATTGGGTATTCATTCAAGTAGTAGAATTCAACTTCCTGGAAAAAGAACAGTTCTACCAATGAATATAATTAATATAACGGGAATGGAAAATGTGGGGAGATTCATGAATATCGTAGGATTTTTAGGTACAAAGCAAAAAAAAGCAAGAGAACGGTTTGATATTGCTGTTTCATTGAGAAGCAAATCCAAAATAAAACTTCGATCTTCTGAGACACTCCCTCCAGAAATTTCATTAGAATTTATTGAGATGGTAAAAAAATATCACATGAGAGCTCGGTACGCGATGGTAAAGGGGAGAGGCATAAGTTACTCTAAGGCTATTTGCGCTGCTCAAGAAATGGGGGAAAATCATTGGCCGGAAAGATTGAATGGAGATATTGTTTGGGTTAGGGTAGAAGAAGTGATATTAGATGGACGCGAACAAACATATGATATTTCTATTCCGCCTGAACATAATTTTATTGCTAATGGGTTTGTTGTGCATAACACATCAAATCTTGAGCAAAGCGCAGATAAATTGATCTCGGTATGGATGCCTAAAAACGACAACCCAACCGGAACTGTGCTTGAATACGCCAATAAGACTTACCGCGTGACCGACAATTTGTTGATCCTGGGTGTGATGAAACAAAAATTCGGCCCGTCCCCGCGTGTCATGGAATTGACTGTTTATCCCGAGACCAACGATATCACTTGTGTCAAAACGATTGAATTGAATCATTACGCCAGCGATCGCTAGAAAGGATAGCTAATGCTCGAGCCTCACCACATCCAGATGCGCCTCATCGATCACGGCGGCTTCAGCTTTCAGCAGGTTGCGCTTTATGACGCCACAGACGGCGATTACTGGCGTGACGGCCTGGGCTGCGTCAGGACGTGGATGACCGGCGTCACCGCCGCCGCTTATTTGCGGCACTCAAAAGAAACTTACGGCAGGCCGTTTGTTTTGAACACATTGGCCGGGAATGTGATATATATTCGCTGTGAGAGGGAAGTCGAACAGTAGAAAGGTATAAATGCAAATGGGCGATAAAACTGGAATATCTTGGACCGATCATACGTGGAATCCATTTATTGGTTGTACTCGCGTTAGCGCCGGTTGCCGTATTTGTTATTTTTACAGAGATGCCGAGCGTTATGGGTTCGATCCCAGAGTGGTGCATTTAAGCAAAACTATGCGCCAACCTTTGAAGTGGAAGGAACCGGCGCCGGTATTCACTTGCTCCTGGAGCGATTTTTTCCATAACGATATCAAGCCGGAATGGCGAGAGGCGGCGTGGCAAATTATACGCCAGACCCCGCACTTGACTTACCAGATCTTGACCAAGCGGCCTGAAAATATCCGGGCCTGCCTCCCCAAGGATTGGGGCCAGGGATGGCCGAATGTGTGGTTGGGTGTTACGGTCGAGACTGCCAAATATATATGGCGGCTCGATGAGGTGTCCAAGATTCCCGCGGTGTTGCGTTTTGCCAGTTATGAGCCTGCCCTAGGCCCAACGATCAATGTGCCTACGGAATGGGCCAGTACGATTCGGTGGTGGATCGCTGGCGGTGAGAGTGGGGCTGGATTCGTTCAGCCCAAGGCGCTATGGTTTCAATGGATGCGAGATGAATGTGCGGCCAATAAGATTCCCTTCTTCTTCAAACAGTGGGGCGGCACGCGCAAGATTGACGGTGTGTGGGGCGGCGATAAATTGGACGGTATTCAATACCATGAATTTCCATTCCTGAAAAACTTTGTTCCCGATCCCTTATTTGTGGAGGAAATCAATGCCAGAACACAACCTGTCTGATTCGCCTATTTGCAAATACTGCGGCCTCCCGATTGTTCCCCCCAAATCCCAGCGCTTTTACCTGAAGGGGAAAGCGGAGTTCGCCCATTCCATGTCAATACTTGCTTCGTGCTGCTTAATCAAGCGATAGCGTATAAGGACGCCGAGATCGGGCAGTTACGGCAACAACTACAGGCCAGCAATGACAGTTTGAGATTGTTTGTGGATCAGAACGATAAAATAATCTCACTTGAAAAAGAGATTGATTATTTACGCGAGCATCCAACGGTAGAGTTTACGTAGTCAGGAATTGCTATGAATGAATTAGTTTTATCATTATTTCCAGGTATAGGCTTGCTGGATATGGCTTTTGAGGAGCAGGAATTCTGTGTTGTACGTGGGCCTGATAAGTTGTGGGGAGGCAATATCAAAAACTTTCATCCACCGGTCGCCAAATTTGACGGGATTATAGGTGGCCCACCCTGTCAGTGTTTCTCACAATTGCGATATGTAAATCTGGCGGCCGGTGTTGAGCTTGCCGAAAACTTGATACCGGAGTTTGAGCGGGTAGTATTAGAGGCGTTTCCGAAATGGTTCCTTATGGAAAATGTAGCCAATGCCCCGGAGCCAGGCCTTGAGCCATATTATCACGTGCGTTCTATTTTACTCAATGCGCGCTGGTTTGGAGCTGAGCAGGAGCGCAAGCGCAGATTTTCATTTGGGACACAAGTTGCATTTCATTCTGCCATTGATCTGAGTCGGTATCTTGATGTAAATGTATTTGAGGATATGAATTGGTCGCCTGCGGTTTGCGCCAGTGGCGGTATAAAGCCCGGAGTTACAGGCGACAGAAAAACACGCCTTAAATATATGGGATGGAAAACGGCGACGGCACTAAAAGAGAGTATTCGTTTACAAGGGCTGCCTGAGGATTTTTTGAGGGATGCGCCCTTTACTTTGGAGGGCAAGCATAAAGTTGTGGGAAACGGAGTGCCTCTCCCGTTGGGGCGCGCCATAGCCCAAGCGGTAGCAAAAGTAGTTAGATTGGAGGCTTTATGAAAGTCTACGACCCCGACACCATTCGCAAATCGTGCCTGCGCAACGCCGCGCTTCAACGCCCAACCGAGTTCAGCCAGAAGGCGAAAGGCGCGGTGCGCGTGGTCTACAACGCCGAATTGTCAAAACTACCGGGTATGCTTGATGTAGACGAAGCCCGAACCCTGGTGTGGGGCTACGTCCTGTGTCCTGAAGACGAGCCGTTTCACCCCCTGCACAGTCGCGACTTGACGCCCCAGCAGTTCAACGCCCTGGGCTTGTGGGCTACGGAGAGGGGCGGAAACGGATACCAGATGCGGGAACAATTCCCGCAAGAGCTGGCGTGGGCATTGACGAAGGCGCGTATGGTCATGGCTGGGCAGCAGGTTGCGGCGGGGCAGTTGACCTTTGGCGATTTATTGGGACGGTATCAAACCACTACCGGCCCCATCGACATCAACGGTGAGAGTGATCGCCAGCCCGATAAATTATCGGATGTCGTGGCGGAGGCGCTCAAACAGGGCGGGGCCGTAACGGCGGTATATGACGGGCAGGTAGCGCCGGCACAGACATTGGCGGGGGCCTTAATTGGCCCGGAACCGGAGGAGGCCTATGACCTGGGATTCTAAGGCTACTGTAATTGTCAATAATAGCCGCGGATCTTACACCGAGGACGCCGCCCCCGCCCTGGATCCGCCCCAGGGATGGCGCAGAATCGACCGCGCTAACCTGAACCCACGATACGAGTATGAGCCGTTTGTGTGGATAGACCAGAATGGAGACCCGCTTTATGATCCAAATTGCCAAGACCGACGCGAACCATACCAGCATTAAGCAGCATCTTATCCGCAATGGATACCGGACGTATTCACTCCATAAAGCCGGCGATGGCATCCCCGATTTATTGGTGCTGGAACCAACCGCGTTAATCTGGGTGTTGCTGGAAGTCAAGATGCCCGGCGAGGGTCTGCGCGGCAAGCAGATCGAGTTTTTCGCAGAGACGGCGGGCGCGCCCAGGCATGTGGTGTCAAGCCAGGATGAAGCCATAAAAATTATGGCGCAATATAAACCGCGAAAGGGCAGATGTTAATGGGCGCTAAAGCTTTCTTACTCACCGTTATCGATTCCGACATTCAAGATCGCTTGATATTCCTGGGCCGTGTTGCGTCAGATGCCTATATGGAGGTGGGCACAATCGCCCTGCGCATCTGCAACAGGCTGGATGAAATCAAGCGTGACAGCATCACAGGTAAACTCTACTTGCCCCCCGGCCAGGCCGATACCCTGAAAGAAACCGGGTATATGGATGTGTATCGCGTGGTCGGCGAGCTGTTCGGCAAGTCAGGGCGTCGTGTTCGTGAGTACGCCCAGGCAGTGCAATTCTATCCCGCCCAGGCATGGACTGAGTTCGAAGTCCTGCCCTTCTCCCACTTCGAGTTTGCGCTTACGTTTGGGGAGAAGTGGCGCACGGTTCTCGAGGCCTCGCTTTTGCATATGGACAGGAACGGGGGCAGGCCGCCGAGCGTGGATTGGTTGCAAGCGAATTTTTCTGGAGCGTGCCAAGTCGGTGTTGATGTAAACCGCATAGATGCACAGAATGAGCTTGAAGACGCGAGAATTTACGATAATGATGTCCTATCCCCTGATTTCCCCACGGCAGTTGAGATAGATCCGAAGGAGCGGTATGCGCTGAGGCTAATCGCTAAAATGGCAGCCGCGCTTGAAAAACTTATGAATACGGCGTCGCTGCCGCCGCGGGTATGTAGGGCCATTTCGGAATTGGCGGACGCGCTGCGGGAATGCTTGACAGTCGATCCAAGGTAATGTACAATTTACGCAATCCTAGCCCCCTCCACGGGCGCGCCCTCGCCGTTCAATCGCGGCGGGGGCGTTGTATTTGCGGTTATTGTGATATAATTTCATATAGAGAGGCGTCAATATGAGCCAGAAGGCCAAAGCGGAGAAAGGGAAAGCCATTGCCCAAATCCAATTCTATGCCAGCTTGCCACCAATTCAGTCCGCGCTCAAAATCAGCGGCGACGGCGACAATTTAAGGGTACAGCTCGATATCCCGATCCGAATTAGCCCCGATGGCCTGAAACTGGCTTTGTTCACACAGAAGCGGCTTTTAGTGACGGTGATCGAATTACCGGAAAACGATGAGCGACCCATCCCACGAAAACGCATTACCAAATATCCAACCTACGCCAAAGCCTCTGAGACCAAAGCATAGAGTCTTTGTCGAGGAATATCTGCGGTTATGGAACGCCACGGATGCTTATCGTTTGGCGTATCCGAAGTGTTCACAGGAAAGTGCGCGCCGTAAAGGCTCGTTGTTGTTGACAAATGTTGACATCAAAGATGAAATTTCGCGTCGCTTGACTGAGCGGGCGATGGGGGCCGACGAAGTACTTGACCGATTGGGGAGATGGGCGCGGGGTAGTCACCAACCTTTCATAAAGATAAGCGATAATGGTTTTATCTATTTTGATTTTTCTAACCCTGAAGCATTGAAGCATATTGACCTCATCAAGAAAATAAAGACGAAACGCACGCGCCGGCTCGAGGGCAGGGGCGAGAACGCGGAAGAATGGGAGGATGAATGGGTAGAGGTCGAGTTATATGACGCCAAAGATGCAGCGGCTTTAATTGGCAAGCATCATAAATTATTCAATGAGCGCGTGGAGCATACTGGGGCTGGCGGCGGGCCTATCCCAATAGCGGTGACCAATGACAGACTTGATCGAGCAATATTTACTCTTGCTGATGCCCTCCGAGAAGCGGTACCTGGCGCGGATTCAGGAAAGGATAGTACTTTGGGTTCCCCAAAGTAAGCCACAATGGCTGGCATTTTTATCGAGAGCCGATGAAGTATTTTATGGCGGAAGCGCTGGCGGGGGTAAAACTGACCTCGGAATCGGGCTTGCGATTGAATGCCATAAACATTCTGCTATCTTCCGCCGCGTCTATCCCAACTTGTCCGGGATCATGCAGCGGGCGCGTGAGATTATTGGAGAGACGGCGCATGAAAATAAAGCCGACAAGATATGGACTTGGAGTGACGCTCGTACACTCGAATTCGGGGCGGTGCAGTACGAGGATGATAAAAAGAACTGGCAGGGTCGCCCCCATGACTTTTTATTCTTCGATGAAATCACCGAATTTACCGAGACTCAGTATGTGTTCATATGCGGATGGAATCGCACTACCGACGCTAATCAGCGTGTGCGCGTCATTGTTGGCGGTAACCCCCCGTTTGACGAATCGGGTTCTTGGGTGGTCAGGCATTGGGAGGCATGGCTTGCCCCCAAACATCCAAGACCCGCCAAGCCCGGTGAATTGCGCTGGTACGCCACGGTGCAGGGCAAAGAGCGGGAGTTTCCCAATGGTAGCCCGGTTGAGATCGAGGCCGAGATCATATATCCACGCTCACGCACATTTATACCGGCCAGGCTTAACGATAACCCATTTCTTACCCATGACTCCAGGTATCGCTCTGTTATTCAGTCCATGCCTGAGCCGTTGCGGTCAATGCTTCTTTACGGCGATTTCACGGCCACAACCAAGCCCGATCCGTTTCAGGTTATCCCCACAGAGTGGGTCAGGCTTGCGCAAAAGCGAGGGATGGAGCGCAATAGGCCGGCTATACCCTGTACTGGCGCGGGGCTTGATGCAGCCAGGGGCGGTGATGACTACATGGCGCTAGCGCGGCGTTACGATGATTGGTTTGCCGAGGTCAAGAAATGGCCCGGTGTTCAGGTCCCCGATGGTCCCACGGCTGCAACGCTGGTACATTCGGAATTAGGCAATGAAAAGCCCGGTTATATCAATGTGGACGTGATTGGGATTGGGTCATCTACTTTTGATCACATTGTGCCTCTGTACGATAAAGTAAATCCAGTCAACGTATCTGAGAAATCAGAATACCACGATAAATCGGGTAAGCTCAAGATGACCAATATCCGCGCCGAGATTCATTGGCGGATGCGGGAGGCCTTAGACCCATCTCAGGGCAGCACGATGGCATTACCGAATGACCCCGAAGTGTTGGCGGATTTATGCGCGCCGCGCTACCGCATAACCTCAGCCGGGGTTATAATTGAGAAGAAAGAAGAAATCAAGGCGCGCATAGGCCGTAGCCCCGATGTAGGCGAAGCCATTATGCTTTGCAACTACATTAGCGATGGTGGCGGCTGGACGTGGTGAAATGGAGGACACATGATTACTCGCAGAAGCTTCTTTAAAGTAATAGGTGCTGGATTGGTTGCGCTAGTCGCAGGCAAATTGGTGTTGCCAGAGAATGCCGAAGGAACAGACGCGTTCTTCCTGGATGACATTGATCCGGTTGTGGATGGTGTGTTGGATTGGTCTAAAGCTGTATCAGACGAAACCAATCCAGATATTATCAAAGCTTTGCAGCAATTGGCAGATGATGCTCGTTTCCGGTATCAGCATATGGGGGAACAGACAACAAAGGGTGTTTTTAGTGGGCTGAAAGATAGTATTAGCACCGGAGTCTATGATTCAATTGTGGTGGATTGGAAAGAAAACGTGCTGCCCGAAGGCGAATCGATGACCGAGATCGCAGTACCATTATCTCGTTGGCCCGCCGAAGACGAGAATATTTGGGAAAGCGCTGTTGGACCCGTTAATGTTTCTGATGATGGGGGTAAAACCTGGCGAGGCGTTAAAGTGGAAGATGTCAAACTCATGGAATATCTAAGTAAACTGAAATGCCCTTTTGAGTTATATTATACCGATCGAGTCGAATAGTTGCGGGAGCGGGAGTTAGCAATGGCAAAGACAACCTCGAAACAACCCCGATTTACTGAAAAAGAAGTTGACGGCATTATGGTCGATTTGCTGTCGTGGGCGCAAGACCTTGAAGACGCGCCCCCATACAGGCCCGACACGCGATACCGTGATACCTGGCTGGCCGAGTTCTGGCGCAAGGAGCCGCACCTGCAAGGCGTTATACATTCGATGGTCAGCATCGACGCCAACCGGGGCTGGACACTGACGGGCGGGCGCAACCAAGTGTTGAGATATACCGGGGTCTTGCACGACTGGACGGTGGCCTGGGGCCTCAAGGGCTGGCGACCGGGCACGGCGGCGCTGTCCACCGCTTATCATACCTCGGACTTCGGCGGCATTGCCGAGATAGGCAGGGACGGCAAGTCAGGCCCAACGCGCCAGTTCTTCCACCTCGACCCCACGCGTTGTTACTTGACCAGCAAGGAAGAATTCCCGATCTCCTACGTGCCTAAAGTGGGGCGCAGTCACAAGATTATACCCTACCGCGAAATGGACATGATTAGAGTCGCATCCATGCCCGAGATTCGCGAGGAGTACAGGGGCGCGGGCTGGTGTTTCTTGAGCCGTGCCGAAATCTTAATCCGTCTCATGATTGCGGTGTGGCAGCACGACCTGGAAGCGTTGGGCGCGGCGGCTCCGCGCGGTATCCTGCTTATCCTGGGTATCAGCGAGAAACAGTGGCGGGATGCGATGGTCGGCAGAAAAGCCGACCGTGAGGGCGCGAATGTCAGGTACTATGACGCCATTCAAGTTCTGTGCGGCAACGGCCCAAACGTGGATGCCAAGTTGATCGCGCTGTCCCAGCTCCCCGCCAATTTCAATTTGCGGGACTTTATCGCTATGTTCATGTATGGCCTGGCATTGATCGCCGGATATGACCCCAGCGAGTTCTACCCCGTTCAGTTCGGGTCGTTGGGGCGTGGGACAGAGATGGAAGTTCAGCACGAAAAAGCAACGGGCAAGGGCGGGCGTAATTTCATTCTGGCTGTCCAGGAACAGTTACAACGCCCTGACGTGTTGCCGGAAGCCCTGCACTTCGAATACGACGAGCGCGACGAAGCTGCCGAGATCGAAGCCGCCAATGTGATGCAGGCGTGGGCGAATGTGTTCAAGACCATGCGTGAAACCGGTATGCAGTTGGGCGTAGGCGGGGCCATTACCGACCAGGAAACGCGCCAGCTCTACGCCGAGAAGGGCATGATTGCGCCGGAGTGGGTGGATACTGAAATCCCCTCTACTTCCAGCGATGAAGACGAAGCCGGTACGGATGAGGAAGCGGTGACGGAGGCGCGGCAGCTACGTATCAGGCGTGACATGCTGCTGGCCCAGCCCCACATCTGGCGCGCTGTTCGCGCTTTCCCCGATGACGCTTTAGTTCGTTACCAATGGCCTAAAGATCGGGTACAGGTGTTGTGGAGTTCGGGTTCGAGCCTGATAAAGCGTGTGTACCAACCCGCCGCGCGCATACGGAGACAGGACGAGTCGGCGGTATTGTATGAGAAGGGCGAGGTCAAGATCACGGCTGATATGGTCACGCAAGCTATCAACCAGGGCATAAAGAGGACGGGGGCTGAGTTCGGGCAGCTTCTGGACAATGAGCCGATTACAGAAGGGGAAACGATTTGAACGCAACCCAACCGCAACTGCTACAGATACCGCTTGCCCAAGGTGATTGTGATATAATGACCACGCTGAGGGCATACCTATGATTGATAATAAATAGCCGCTCTCTACTGGTATCCCTCAGCAAGATATCAATCTGTAGAAGGCGGCTATTTATTTGAGGTCAAAATGAAAAAAATAATGTTAACGCAAGGTCGGTTTGCTATTATAGACGACGAGGATTACGAATTGATAAATAGGCATAAGTGGCAATTTATGAAAACTGGTTATGCGGCGATGGATAGCGGTAAAATATTAATGCATCGATTAATTATGGGCGCGGGCCAGGATGACGAGATAGATCATATTAATAGGAATCGACTTGATAACCGGCGTGGAAATTTACGCTTTTGTACTCACGCTCAAAACATGCAGAATGCCATTATAAAGAGTGATAACACAAGTGGATATAAAGGCGTGAGTTTTGACAAGGCCCGCAAAAAATGGGAGGCCTATATAAACATCAATGGAAACAAGAAACACATAGGAAGATTTACAACGTCCAAGGAAGCCGCTCAGGCATACGATTGCGAAGCCTGTAAATTATTTGGAGAGTACGCCAGGTTGAATAATGCATAGCACACAACCCCAGTTATTGCAGATTCCGTTAAATCCATCAGATGTCGTATACACACCAGATTGGGTAGCCCGCGACATGGTGGAGTATTTCAAACCATCGGGCCGCATCCTGGAGCCTTGCGCGGGTGATGGTGCGTTTCTCAAGTACCTGCCGGGTGCGGATTGGTGCGAGATTACGAAGGGACGGGACTTCTTTGCCTGTCATGAGCATTATGATTGGATTGTGGGAAACCCGCCGTTTAGTCTATTCGATTTATGGCTTTATCATAGTTTCGAGATATGCGATCACGCCTTATATTTAGCGCCAACCAGTAAAACATTTAATAGTCATGCTATGTTAAAGATTATCTATGCCTGGGGTGGTATACAAGATTTAGTTGAGTATGGAACAGGGAGCAGCCTTGGCTTTCCGATTGGCTTCTCTGTTGCAGCTTTGCATTTCCGCCGCGGCTATACCGGCCCGATCAATGTCGTATTCAGGGAAAGGACAAAATAATGGACATCGTTACAATTTACGATGACGAAGACAAATGTACCAAATGCGAGGGTTGGAAAAGGGTAGACAGTGTGAGCGGCGATACCTGGAAAGCATGGGCGGAATTGACGCCGCCCTCCAATATAGCAGTAACGTTGGGTCTGGTCGAGCCTGTGGAGTGCCCGCGCTGTCACGGCACCGGCGTTGAGCCGTGCTGCGGTGATGACTGCAAGTGTGGGGATAGCTATGAACATTGATCCCTTCCTCGAAATCGAGCACCGATTCCGTTATGACTTCAAGGGCAAGAAGGCCGCTGACTTGCTTAGAACGGGCGCGGAGCTGGTTGGTGCTCCCCCCGGTGTTGACCTTACTGCCTTTGAATTATTTGAAGTCAATCCCGCCAGTTATCACGAATATGATCTGGCATTGATGCGGGACTTCGGCATTGATGATGTGGAATCGTGGTCAGCGCTGGCCTGGCGCTTGCTCAAGCCCGGAGGCTGGTTGTATGTAGGCTCAGTGGGCAGCGTCAAGCCCAAGTGGGCGGGGTGGCAGCCCTTCACCTGGGACGCTTCGGGCTTTGAGCTGCACTCAATTTATGTCAAAACTATTCCCGACGGCTTCCCTTTTCATGTTGGCACGAACCAGGACAAAGCGCTGTTTACCATCCTGAAAACGGATAGAAAAACGAAGCGCAAGCCTGAGGAAATAGGGAAGGACGGCCACGGCTTGATCGTGAAATGGTATCTAATGGATTGCACCCTATACCTGAGACGGCCCAACGTTTACAGCCCCTACGCCGTGTTCGATATCGGGCCTCGGGAAATCGTGGCGAAGGCGAGGGAGGCGGTACATGCCTGAGGTTACTTTGCATTGCGGGGACTGCCTAGCTTGGCTGCCAACGTTGCCCGCGCAGTCGGTGGACTTGATAGCGACAGATTTGCCTTATGGTATTACCGCATGTAGCTGGGATGTGGTGATCCCATTTGTGCCGATGTGGGCGGCGGTCAAGCGCATACTGAAACCGCGCGGCGCATTCATAACCACCGCAAGCCAGCCGTTTACCGGCGCATTGGTGATGAGTAATTTGGAGTGGTTTAGACAAGAGGCGGCTTGGAATAAAGTATTGCCCGTTGGTTTTCTTGATGCTAACCGCCGATTGATGCGTGTTCACGAAAATATAGTGATATTTTCGCCTGCAGGTTACACTACCTACAACCCGCAAATGATTACCAGGGG